TCGAAGGAGTCATCAGCGCCGACGACCTCGACTACGCCCGAACAGGATGGGTAGTCCACCCATTCCTTAAGCCAGTCGAACTGGATGGCGTGTTCTACGCACACTTCTGGCAAAACACTATGACCGGCAAGCCCCTAGGTGGCTCTGCTTTGGCACGTCTAAAGACCCTGGGTCACTCGTACACCATGGGTCACCAGCAGGTACTAGACTACGGTATCCGCTTCGTCAACAGCCAGTCCCAGCATGCTCTCGTGGCTGGTGCCTGTTACCTGCACGACGAGGACTACAAGGGCTACCAGGGCAACGCTCACTGGCGTGGCATCATCGTCTGCCATGAGGTACGTGAAGGTAGCTACGACCCGATGTTTATCTCGCTCGACTACCTCTGCCGACGTTATGAAAAAATGGCCTTGACAAAGTACCTCGCTAAGAAGTATCCTGAACTCCAACAGAGTTAAGGAGAGACTGTGGAATACGAGCAATACGATTTCAAGTGTGAGGGTTGTAAGGCAGAAGAATGGATAGCGGAGTTAGACCTCGACTTCGCCCATGACGTTCTAATGGGTGAGTTCGACTGGAGCTTCTCTGAGGCTGGCTACCTCTGCCCTAAGTGCAAGGACTTCTACGGATGAGCACCGAATCATTTTACGAATGGCTGTCGGAAGGCATCCTTAAGGGATACTGCACAGCAGAGTTCTGCTACTTCCACGACGGTCCAGAGCTGAACAAAGAGGAAGACGCAGAGGCACTCGATGGTGGAGATCCATGTGTCCCCTGCATCCGACTGTGGGAGCCAAGCCTATGACCTACGACGCTGACCGCTTGCGTGGCAAGCACATTCCAGTTACCCAGGGTATCGGTGGTGGCAGGGAGATTTTCTACTGCCAGGGTTGCAAGGGTCCGAACGATACCCTCATCACCACGTGGCCTTGTGACGTAATCCACGCACTGGACATGATGGGCTCCCTGACACAGGACGAACCTTCGGCGGAGTGCGACCACGCACAAAGAACCAAAAGCTTCTTTTTCAATGCACGCACAGATTCGCTGTGGTTCTGCCATGACTGCGGAGAAAGCCTGTGAGTAAGTACAAAGACCTAGAGGCTCGTGTAGCGAACCTTGAGAAGTTACAGCGGATGCTCAACTACGCCATTGATGGCTATAACAAGTCACGTATCCCTGTGCAAGAAAAGCCATACACAGGAAAACCATGCACTTCCCTGTGTAAGCACGTGGACTGTGAGCTGAAGTGATAAGAGACTGGGACATTTATGACAGCCACACATGGGGGGATGATGAGTACACGAACGAGTTTCGTATTTATAATGCATCTTGGAAAAAATGGAATGTCATGTTGCGTGACGGAACGTTTTGGGTGATTAGCCCCGACAACTGCGATACGTGCGACTCACTTGCTAAGTTTGACACGCCAGAAAAGGCAATCGCCTTGGCGGAAAAACTACAGGCCGTCATCGACGCTGACTGTGGAGAGGAACTATGAAAACCACTGGGCGTCTAACGTCTTTCCCTGGAAAATGCGAACACGTTTATGAATGTGATATCCAAATAAAGAATCACGAAGGTGAATTAATTATGGTATGTATTGGTTGTACATATTGTTGTTACTGTGGAGAGAAACTATGAACTGCCGACTATTTCACAAATGGAGCAGGTGGGTAAAAATCGAGGTGGAAGCCCACGACAAGTGGGGCTCATACCAGACGAACCGTCAAGTCCGTGAATGTCAGCGGTGCGGAAAGTTGCAAAGCGCAGGCATCCTATGAAAATCAAAGACTTATTTACAGAAGAGTACGACGCTAACGCAAGGCCATATTGGAGCTTTGATAGAACGCCGTTAACCCCTGTCATCAAGCGACGCTTACGGAAGTGGATTCGTAGACTCGGAAGTTTTGTAGGATGGGCTACCCTCTGGGCGGTCGGTCTATTTGCGTTCGCCATGTTCTGTTGGTGGGGGGTCGGCGGTAGCATCCGCAACTACCAGCACTCGCAAGACGAACAAGCATGCCGAGTGTTCCAAGAAGAGACTGGTCACAAAACACGTTTCGTGAACTACAACTTCTGGACATGGGATTGCCTCACTCCAGGGTTCAACGGTAAGTGGGTAAGCGACAAATCCCCTAGCCTTTACCAGCCAAACAGCACAGATCTAAACCTAAAGAACGTAAAATGAAGAAAATCCCAACGCTATTCGTTAGAGATTTCACCGACAAGAAGCGTCGACTCACCAGAGAGTTCAACCCAGAGTGTGAGCACCTACGTTTCGACAGCTCGACCATTAGCACGTACAAGTGGGACGGAACGTGCGTCATGTTTGATGGGGAGACTTGGTGGCACCGCCGTGAAGTGAAGCCAGGGAAGCCCGACCCAGAGTTCTTCCAGCCTGTAGACGAAGATGCCAAGACCGGCAAGCGCATGGGGTGGATTCCTGCCTCGACTAGCGACATCGCACCGTTCCTTGAGGAAGCCACACAGGGCAGAGACTTCGAGCCTTTTACTTATGAACTGATCGGTCCAAAGATAAATGGCAACCCACACGGCCTTGACCACCACAAGGTCATGCGTCATGGCTCACACTGGGGACTTTTAGATAGGAACCTTGACTGGCACAACTACGACACGTGGGTCGGTTACTTTGCCCACATTAAAGAAGTAGTCCATGAATACGTTGAGGGAGTGGTCATCTGGCAAGATGGTAAGCCAGTAGCCAAACTAAAGTTTAAGGACTTAAAATGATTAGCGTATTCACCCCCAGCAATGACAGCAAGTACCTCGACGAGTGCTACAAGTCCCTCTGTGCTCAGACCTACCAGGACTGGGAATGGATTGTCCTGCTCAATGGCAATGCTGCTTGGTCGGTAAAGGACGAGAGGGTGACCTTCGTGGCCTCTAGGGCTCAAGGCAATGTTGGCTGTCTCAAGTGGCACGCAACCGCTTGGTGCGAGGGAGAAATCCTTGTCGAGCTAGACCACGATGACATCTTGCACCCTGATGCCCTACAGGAAGTCTACGACGCTTTCCAAGACCCTGAAGTGGGCTTCGTCTACTCAGACACCAGCCAGATTAATGCTGATGGTAGCCCAAACATCGACCAGTTCATGGCTTCACACGGCTGGAACTACTACACCGACAACGGCTATCTAGCCTTCTCGTCGTTCCCACCGCACCCACACAACGTGTCCTACATCTGGTACGCACCTAACCATCTCCGTGCCTTCCGTGCTGAGGTCTACCACCACATCGGTGGGCATGACATGATGCTTGAGGTGCTTGATGACCAGGACTTGATGATGCGCTTGTTCCGTGTCACTAAGTTCCACCACATTGCCAAGCCGTTGTACTACCAGCGAATCACTGGCGAGAACACCCAGACCAAGCGTAACGCTGAGATTCAGACTGGTACCGTAGACCTGTACCACCGAGACATCCAAGCCAATGCTCTCGCCTGGTCTAAGCAGAATGACCTGCTGGCTCTCGACCTCGGCTCGCACCACAACAAGGCTGAGGGGTTCCTCGGTGTAGACCTGCGACCTGGTGAGGGTGTGGACTACGTAGGCAACTTCCTTGACCTTGACATCCCTGACAACAGCGTCGGTGTCATCCGAGCGCATGACTTCATGGAACACATTGAGGACAAGTTGGCGTTCATCAACTGGGTGTACGACAAGCTGGCGCACGGTGGCATGTTGCTCTCAATGACCCCAAGCAGTGACGGACGTGGTGCCTACCAAGACCCAACGCACGTTGCCTACTACAACGAGAACTCGTTTTGGTACTACACACGTCGTGAGTTCGCTGAGTACATTGACTTCGAGGGACGCTTCCAGGTTTCATGCATGCGGAGTTTCTTCCCAAGCGATTGGCACCGTGAGAATCACATCCCATACGTGCAGGCAAACCTCATTGCAGTTAAGAACTTCAGCACCCGTGATTTTGGTGGCGAACTTTTAATTTGACAAGCCTCTGTATCTATGCTTAAATAGATGCAACTCGGAAAGGAGTTAACATGATTCAAGTACAGAATCCAATGGTGACAGATTC